ACCCAATCTAACTACCTCATACTTACGAGGAATCCAAATTCTTTCAGCTTGAAATTCAGTCTCATAATCTATCCATACATATCTATCAGTTTCTTGATCGTATCTATTAATAAACTTTTCTTTCTTAGCAGTTTTGGGAATTTCAAAATTAGAATCTAGTGTAAGTGTAATATTTTCACCATATTCATCTTTGTAAGATAAAAAGATTAATTCTTTAAATGCTTTAAACTCAAAGTGAGTTTCCCAAATAAGACTAGACCTACTAGAAAGAAATGTAGAAGTTTGATTTAAACCTGACTGTCTATTAATATTAGATTGGGCTTGATTAATCAAGAGATCTTGTCTCGTATGATCAAATACCACTTTACCATTTTTACCTAAGGAGTGTCTATTATCTAAACCTCTTCCAAATGTAACTGAAAGTTTTTCAATATCTTCATCAGACAAATCATAAGCTTCGATAGCATTTTCTATTGTAACAGGTTTTTGATATGCAATCCAACTAGACTTATGTACATATTTCTCATTAGGAGATTTATGCCAAACAATATAAAGTGGATTTCTAACTTCTAACGTAGGTTTACCGTGTTGCCAACCAGAATAAATAAACATTCTATCAGCAATAGCCACGTCAGCCATTGTATCAACTTTCTTGTCAAGTATATCTTGATCATATTTACAAAATTCTAAAGCTTTATTATAAAAAATCTCTACTTCAGATAACCAACTTTTATGAGCTAAATCTTCAGGTTCTAATTGAGTTCTCATTTGTTGAACCTGTTCTTCCAGTTGTTGTTTATCCATCCCTTCCATTTGCTTCTGCATCTTCTCAAGATCAATAGCTAATTTCTCATCTACTGATTGTCGAATAGCTTCCATCAACTTTTGATCTTTAGCTTTAATAGCATTAGCTGAAAGTAACATAAGATGCAATTGATCTCTACGTTGAACCACTTCTCCTTTAAGAATATTAACTGCATTATGCAGTTCAGGATAAGCTTGAATTTCTTCATCTACTTCTCCAATATCCTCTCCAAGAGGATTACAGAATTTTTTTAACATTTCCTTGAAATCAGTCAAATCATTATTAACTACTTTATAAGCAGTTAACATTGCTGAATAGTCTTCTGAATCAGGTAAAAGATTAGGAATGGTATAATTTAAATAATCTTTAAACCACTCTCCTTTGTTTTTATATTTCTCTTTTTCAGAGACTTTTAATTTAATCATATAAAATATGTGAGGTATTAATCAATAGAGTAGCTAATGCAAAACTATTAAGTAAAGCTGTGATAATTACGTTTGTAGGATCTATAAGTGATAGATCGTGTTGTTTTGTTTTTACATTAAAAGAATCATGTGAAACAGGAAGATTTATATTAGCATTTAATAAGATCTTCTGTGCTGGTGATAAAAGTACATTTCTAAATTCTCCATCAGGAAGATTGTTAGCTATATCAACTAGTTCTGCTCCTGTACCTCGAACATACCCATACCTACAAGCAGTCTTACAAGCACCTACAGCATCTTCAATTCTATCAAATTCTTCTTGAGCATTAGCTAAAGTTCTACCTCCAACATATATAATAGCAGAAGTTTGATTTAAATTATCAATTCTTTTTTGAAAATCAGCAACATCAAATTCTTCTGTAAAACTCATGATCTGAGCTTCGAGTTGTTTAATCCTTGTTTTAACTTTCTTACTATCAGGATTATTATAAAGCGTAAAATCAGTAGGAGTAACAGTTATTTTATTAACTTTATTCCTTGTAATAAAAGCTTTCATATCTTTAATATTCTCTGCTACACCTGATCCCCAACCTGGAAGTTTAAGTAAACATATTTGAAGATTCTGAGAGTTCTTATTTGTAAGAGCATATCTAATAAAAGAATCAGAATAATCTTTAGCTATAATAACTAGTGGAGTTCCCGCTTCATGCAAATCATTAATAGCTTCAATATAATCTTCCATCTTACCTAACACTTCGTCAGTAATCCAAATTTCCGGATTCTCTGCCTGAAATGTACCACCTAACTGATTAGCAAACAATGGATGCAATAAACCTTTATCAAAGTTTAAACCTTTAGTTACTTCATAGTAGCTAGTTGGAGAATGTTCGGAAAGTTGAACAGAAATAGAGGCTTTTAAACCAACTTTTCTATAAATCTCATAAAGCAGAAGTGCTAATGTTTCATTCTTACATGATGTAAGAGCAATTTTATAAATATCATCAATTGACTCAATTCTTTTAGACCTTAGTTTAAGTTCTTCAATAACCAAATCAATTTGTTCTTTCCACTGGTCTAATGTCTCATTAACCGGTTCTGTTTCAGTAATTTTAAATAATCTAGATACAAATTCTTGTACAAAAAGAGAAGTAAGGGTGGTTCCATCACCACATTCATCAACAGTTTTTTTAGCTGCTGTAATAAGCATTTGTGCACCAGCATCTTCTTCAGTATTTTTAAACTGAATTTTTTTAGCTACAGATACACCATCTTTTGTAAACTGTAGCGTTTTATTCTCAAACATTAAGATATTCTTTCCAGAACCTCCCATTGTTGAAGTAATAATCTCAGCAGCTTTAAATATTCCATTTAATACTCCTTTCACGGAAGCACTATTATTTTCAAGTCTCATTTTCAATTTGTTTGTTTAATTCTCGTATTCTACTTAATGTATCTGATTTCTTAAATATGTTTGGATTCATTGAAAGGGCAGCTAAAGGATTATGTCCAGGTTTACTCCTATCAGAGATTATCTGATGTTCTAATTCTTTTAGTGCTAAAGGATAACCTAAGAGTGCTGAAACAGCATCAAAGTTTCCTTTAAGTTGAAATTGAATAATCTGTTGTATTAAAAATAAACAAGGAATTGTTTCTACAACTCTCATTTGCTTACCATTAAAATTAGTCTTTATCAGTGACCATTCAGCAGCATCATCTATCATTTCAATCTTATCAACCTGATTACCTACGGTAAATCCATATTCAAGAACTTTGTTTTGATAAATAGCAGAACCTTTTTCTTTATTAGGTCTAAGTGCTAAAAGATTCATTTTCTTCTTACGCATGTAATAACCTCTAACAGAATCACCACGGTTAGCTTCATACCATAACCCTCTTGCGGGATTACCATAATAAGCTAATAGTTTTTCCTGATTCTCGTAATAAGCATCTTTACCATTAGGGTGTTTACCTATATATGAACATACCAATAGATTACCATTAAATCCTTGAGATGTGTATTTAGGATTTAGAAAACCTAAAGTCACACCTAAAGATCCACCTTCATCTATATTTTCAGATACATAAGGATCATAAGTAAATAGATACATATCAGGAGGTACTTCACCTCTAATCATTTGAGGATTCTCATAAATAGCAATTCCGCCATCTAACTTAGTAATAGTTCTATCATAAGGAAATGTATGAAACAACTCAGTATCTTCACAATATTCTGCTCTTACACCGTTAGGTTGTTTAGAATCCCAAATCAACTTAGTAGGTTTAGCTATCTTTTTGTACAACTGATCTTTTAGAAGTTCTTTTTCTCTTTCCATAAACTCTAATTGAGGAAAATAACTTCCTTTATTAGAAACCCACATGTCAGAAGGTACAATAGGAAAGTTCATTTTTTCTGCATAAAGAGCAGCAGGATCATCTTTAGAAGCAGCTTCTAACCTTCTTTTTTCATAGTGTTTTAAAGCAGTTTCTAGGTTTGTATTACCATTACTATCCTTAAATCTTTTTTCAGTTAAATAAGCAGGAATAAATAATCCAATTTTACCAGCACCTTCTTCCCATATATTCTCATACTGAAGGAAATCATATTCAGCAGGATTTTCAAACACTTGTCTTGTCTGTTGAATAAGATCAATATTACCAGATGTTCCTATACCTAGTTGTGGAGCAGTTTGTTCTCCATCTACTGATACAACCGGAGTATTGGAAAATAGAGCATCCTTGAAATTAGGCATTAGTCCAATTTCTTCATATTCAACTAAACTTGCTCTAGAACCAGCTCCAGCTTGTGAACCATCTTGTTTTTTATCAGAATAGTTTACATGGTGTAAACTAGTTCCTGTACCTAATGTTATCCAACCCTGAGGTGTTTCTTGTTCATATTCATACCTAAAAGGATTCTTAGAATTCCCAGGCTTATCATCTCCAATCCAATTTCTATAAAAAGGACTAGGTTCATATTCTTTACTTGTAGGATTGCCCCACACACCTAAATCTTTATCAACACCTAATGCATTCAAACCAGTAGTAATCTTACTTACTAGTTCTGCTGACTTACCTGTTATACCAGCACCAAGAACAACCTTAGTAATCGGAGGATTTGTATAAATTTCTTTTGTGTATTCTTTTATTCCATCAAAAGATAAGATTTGAGCAGCTATACCAGCAGCAGAGTAAGATTTTCCACCTCCGCGACTACCCAATAATATCAAGTTCCAAGCTCTATTATAATAAAGCGGCTTACCTAAATTATCTGCATGTAGAGATTTTACATATTCTCTTGGATGTTTATATTGTTTTCTTTTGCCTGTTTCAGAATGTAGGTCATTAAATCTAACTCTACTAGAAGACTTATCTGATGTTTCAAGTTCTTTATATAAACCTTCGTCTATTAAAGCTTGATCACAAGAAAATTGATCATCTAATTTAAAACCTGAAAATCCTTGAGCTTCAATAAAAGAGTAATGTATTAACCAATCCAAATCTCTAATAGAAGGTTTAACAAAAGTTCTCATCTTTGTATTTCTATCAGTATCTTCTAATTTAAAGAAGTTTCCATAATAGAAAAGGGTTGGTGGCATAAACCTCCAACCCTTATTGTCATATGCCCAAAAACCTTCAATACACCACTTTGAATAACTTTTCCAAATCTTTGTATATTGAGGATTATCAGGATGTAATTGTGGTATTGTTATTAAAAAAGATTTAATATTTTCTACTACAATTAAGTCTCTTTTAAGAATGTCTATATTTCCTATCATACCTCATATTCTTCTTCTTTAGGATTAGGTAAACCTTTATAATGCCAATCTGGATAATCAGGTACATAATCATTGTTTAATAAGAAATCTTGTCCTACCTTTTTACTCTTACGTCCATTCCAATCATATCCTTTAGGTAATGCTTCTGTCATTATATGATAGCCAATAATTCCAGGATACAATAATCTTTTATCTAGGTTCCATTGTTGTTGAAATCCAACATCAGTTCTAGCAGCAGAAGTATGATTCTCTGGATATTTGAGATTATTCTTTAGATAGTTTGAATGCCAAAGTTGAAAGAATCCAATTACATTATAACCTGAATTTAAATTATGTAATCTAAATGCTGGTTCGTATTCTGTTTTTTGATTCAAGTAAGTCCATTGTTTAATCTGACTATTTTTAGTAATAAACAGTCTGAACAATTCTTCATCACCAATAACATTAATTCGATCTATACCATAAATAGCATCTTTCTGCAATTGATCATCCTTACATATCTGCCTAAAATTAGCAGGTAATATAATATCAGCATCTAAATGCAGCATCCAGTCTATTTGAGTTAGTTTCTTTAATCCTTCATTAATCCCTTTTGCTTTATTAAAGGGAGCTCCATTATCAAAAAATTTATCAGTCATAATACAAGTAACACCATAGTATTTACATACATCGAATGTTTCCTTATCTTGAGTAGAAGTTACAATTACCCAGTTATCAATAAGTGATTTATTAAACGGTATTGTAACTCTTAATATATCTGCATAGTTTACACATACAGTAACAGCTTCTAAAAATTTCATTCTATTATTTTGTTTACAATATATTGAAGTAAGTAAGCATAGGCTTCAGAAGATGTATTAATGTCATGTTTAACACCAACATAATCCATTACAAATTCTGTTGCATGAAAAGCTTCATGTACAATATAACCCAGGTTATTCATACCTTCTTTACTCAAAAGAATTGCAACACTACCGT